GGAATTCAAATTCCTACGTCTATATTTTTGGTGGACCTGAAGAGACTCGAACTCTAAAAAAATACTGTATTTGCAGCGTAAATTTGCAAACTGTGTTTATTTTGTGTTCAACCCCTATCCCTGAGCCCCATCACTTCGCAATATGCTCGTAATACTCCATCAGCTTGCGCTCCGGCCCCGGGCCGTCTTTATCGATCAAAAACGCCTTTGCCAGAGCAGCGTAGAACTCCGGGCGGTTGAGGCCGAATTCTACCGCGACGGGGTAGTAATCCGAGTACATCATGTTCATGGTCACGCCCCACGCCCAGTGCGGGACCACAGGCGCCTGAATGCCCATGCTCTCGGCAACGGCCGTCGTCTGTTCCATCGTCCAGTGTGGGCCGGCCGAGCCGTCTGCATTCTGCATATGCTCTGCCCACTGTATCGCCGTTTCGCGATCAAACTCTGCCGCATCCGGTTCGTCTTCGCGGCAGTCCAGCTTTTCCAGCCTGCGGATCGTCTTCGCGTACATGCCGACTTCCTCCGCGCTGCCGAGCGTCACCGGCTTTTCCATGGCCTCGTGCAGCTTGTGATAAAGCTTATCCACATACTCTTTCATGCTCACGCCTCCTGTATGTACCGGTAAAGTTTGTCAACGTCGTTCTGATCAAACCGCATATCGCCCAGCAGCGGGACGGATACGGTCAGCTTGTTTTCAAATCTCGGGCGGGCCGCATTATAGAGCTTATCGAGATCGATGTTTCCGGCGTCGTCGAAGATCTGCATCATTTTTACCGCCGGATTTTCGCGCAGCGCGAGGATCTTCTCACGGCTGCCCTCCATGATGAGTGCAAGCATGATCCCGGCCCCGATGCCCTTTCCGCCCGGCAGGTGCGGGATGACCTCATTGTCTGCGTAGCGCATCGCGCCGCGCATGGCCTGATCGATGGTTACTGTCATAGGCTCTCCTCCGTTTTAAGTCCGGGGCGGCGATTGCCGCCCCTTTTGCTTAGCTGTTGCAGCACCCGCCGCACTTCGGGATCGGGTTGTAGAGCGACTGCGCCGTGGTCGCGGTGCCCGTGGTGACGTCGGCGACCTGCTTGGGATAAAAGGTCGCATTTACGTAGGTGACGATGGAGTTGTCACCGCAGCAGCGGCGCTCGGCCTCCATCTTCACGGCGTCCAGCGCCTCCTTGCGGACGCAGTCAACGTCCTGCTTTACAAGCGTAAAGCTATCCTCGGTGCGCTGGTTGTGTACGGCCTGCTTGCACAGTGCCTCACGGACGTCCTTGAGCTGTCCGTCGATATAACCGTACATCTCCAGCATTTTCTGATCGTTGTACGTGTTGGCCTTGAGCAGCGCGATCTCGCTGTCCTTCGCGGCCAGCTTCTGCTCCCGGTCAAGATCGTAGCGCGTGACCGGCATGTTCTCGCTGCACGTCGGCTCCTGCTGCCGTGCGGCGAGCATGGCGGCGACCGTCATGGCAGGCGTGACTGCCGCAGCGATGTCAGCGGCTTCCGATCTCTTGTTCTGGTTGAGGCCGCCCAGCAGATTGCCGAGCCCGCCGTTTGCCAGACCCAGCGCGGCGCCGCCGATGCCAAAGCCCAGCGCAGTCCCCGCGAGTCCCTTGCTTGCGTATTCCATAAAAAATCCTCCGGTAAAAGTAGTAAGCTGGCCAGCTCCTACTCTCATTCTGCCGCTTCTCCGGTTTTTATGGGGGACATTTCCGGGACATCTGTGTACCATTTGTGGGGACTTTTGTTTTTATTTTTTATAAAATATTTCGAAAGCCTCTTGACATATACGGTATTACAGTATATAATATAACCATAGACACAAAGCAAAACAAACACGACAAAAAATTGGAGGATGGCAGACATGTTTCATATCGTTTCCGCGTGGGGAGCGCAGACAAATCCCCACTATGACCCGGACACTGCAAACAATGGCGGAGGTTACTGGCAGTTTTCCGGCGGTATCGTTGTCGACCTTAACGGCCAGCTTGTCACCGTTGATGTCGACGACACGTCCTGCGGCGATTTTGGCAGCCGCGTGTATTTTTCCGTGACCGCTGACGGCTTCTGCTGGCGCTTTTCCGACGGCACAATGGACGATGCGTCCATTGACACCCCGGAGGATGTCTTGGGCGTTCTGCGGTCAATCTCCGGCGTTCTTGGCGTGGACGCCGAAGCGCTGATTTCTGCCGCGTTGAATGCGGCGAACATCTGCGCGCGGGAGGTATGCTATGCCGACTGACACCCAGCGCCGCGCTCGCAACAAGTGGGATGCAGAAAACATGTCCGTGATTTCCTGCAAGCTAAAACGGGAGATCGCGGAAACCTTTAAGGCTACGGCGAAAGCCAACGGCACGACCCCGAATGAACTGATCCGCAAATGGATCGATGCGTATATGCGGCAAAACATGCCAGCAGAGCAACCTTCGGCCGAAAAAATATGATTTGAATGTAAAAAAGCCCGCCCGGAGCGTAATGCTCAGGGCGGGCTGCTTTGTGCCAGACGGCGGGCGATATTGTAGATGTGCGGCAGGCGGCGGGAGATGGTCTTGCGGTCGATACCGATTTCACCGGCTGCGTCCATCTGCGGGAGCCTGCGCACGATATAAAGCTTCACGATCTGCCGATCGATCACGTCCAAAAGTCCCTCGTCAGTGACGCGCTCCCAGTCGCTGCGCGTGAGGTGTTCCAGCTCCTTCGGCAGAGCCAGCCGCGCAGTTATTTGCTGTCACTCCCTTCGGCCCGCCGTCCTGGCAGGTTTTATCTCATGGCAGCAGCCAGTTTTTTCAGGAGGTCGTCGCCGTATTTGTAATCGGCAAGATACTTGATCGTGCTGTCCGCAAGTCCGGCCTTTGCCTTGATGGTCTTCTTGGCGTCCTCGACGGCCTTGTCGACGGTTTCCGTGTCGTAGTCGATCCACGGGAGCTTCCCGTGCTTCTTCCATACGCGGCTGTTGTAGCCGCCCTTGACACCGATGTTGCCGACGCCGGTGATCTGCACGCCATTATCCCAGATGGGCGTACACTCAACGGCCAAGCCGTCTCCGATGTACAGTCCCCAGTGGCCGGGCATCCACAGGCCTTCGCCTGGGACGAGCTTGTCCCAGCCGGACGCGGATACGTCCCTGCACTTCGCGATCATGCCGTCGGCGGAGACGTCAGGGACGCCGTTCGCGGCGTATTTTGCGCCGCCATATGCCGCGTTCTGATTGCCGTTCCAGCCCCACAGAATGCCCTTCGTGAGGTTCACGCAGTCAAAGCCGAAATAGCTCTTGCCGATCTGCTTGCGCAGCTCAGACTGCTTGGCGGCTGTGTACCAGCTTGGATACTGTGCAGCTTTTTCCCGGATGATGCTTTCTGTAACCGGCATCCCGAAGCAGCCCCACATATACACGGTTTGGTAATTCTTCGCGACGTCAATATGCCGCCTGACGAGCTCGGAGGCTTTCATAACGCTCATGCCCGCTCACTCCCGTATAACTCGTGGTGCAGCTGCAGCACGGCGGCCTCGATCAGCTGATCGATTGTAGATACGTCGAACCGGATTCCGTGTTCGGCCAGAAAATTGATCACATAGGCTTTCTTTTCCTCGCCGTCCGTTGCCGCGTAGAGCTGTTCCGCCGCCTTTACGCCGATCTCAACGTAAGTGCGGAGTGTTTGCAGCTTGTCCGCGTCGATCTTGGTTTTGAGCCACGGGATCAAAAATGCCGAAACGAGCGCGCTGATGAGCGCGATCACTGCCGAGATGATTTGCGTGTAGTCCATAGCTTACTCCTTTCACGCTTCCACGATGTTGATGCCGTACTGTTCCGCGCAGATATGCTCGATCTTGCAGCCGCGGGCGTTCTTCCAACCGGAGGCGAAGTACGCAACGTCAGCCGTAGACAGCAGTTTCAGCGATTCGCCAAGATACCACAGTGGCCTTGCCTCCGCCGGAACGTTTTCAAAGAAGCTGTCAATCACTTCGATTTCATCGCCCATCAGCTCCTTTGCGCAGAAGACCGCATCTTCACGTTCTTTCCGAATTTCCTCGTTGGTCTTTTCCTTCATAGGCTGAGAGATAAACAGTTTTTTCATAAGTAACTCCTTTCAATCTTTCAGCACGATCTCCGCGATACGTGCTGCCGCTTCCGGGCCGTATTTCTCGGCCCATTTATCCATGTACTTCTGCGCGTACTTCGCGCGGTTCTCATTTTTTGCCTTCCAGAGATAGAAGCCGCTGGAGGCCGTTGTTTCGGCCAGCACCGCAAGCGTGATCTCCGTCAGATCTGCGCCTGCTGCGCAGGCGATGATGAGCGCGATGCTGACGAGCGCGCTGCAAATCAGCCATTTCTTACTGAATTCCATTACTGTGTCCGCACTGCGCCTCCAGCTGGTGCAGGAATTTTTTCACGTCGCCGTTTCCGCCCATCTTTTTATACTTCTCTCCGGCGATCAGGCGCTCGGCCATTGGCATTTCTTCCGACATGATGGTCAGTCGGAGGATCGCCAGATACTGCTCGTCCTGATGCTCCTGCATTTTCCCGAGCTTTTTGTCGATCTCGGCTAGGTGCGCCTCCTGCGTCGTGGCCTTGCCGCGCTTTTTCTGTATCGCGCCGACGACGGCATTGACGACCGCCGTCAGCGCGGACGAGCCGAGCACGGCGCAGACGAGCGTAACGATGATGGTTTTGGTGTCCATGATTTTCTCCTTTCCGCGTTTGCCCGCAGCATACGCAAGTATTCATCAGCTGATCTCCTCATTGATCGTCGCAATTACCGCCGGCGCATCCGTGCAGATCGGCGACAAACGGATGTACTCTTCAGCAGTCGACGTTACCGTGACGATATCTCCGCTGCTGGCAAAATGGAGATTGCCCCACGTCCGCCCGTTGTACATGTAGTCTGCGGATAAAAACGTTGCCGTTTCACTGTACCTCACTGCCACACTTGTTCCATCGTTTGTGGCGGGGAGGCTTACACCCTTGATGCGGAGCGTATCACCCGCGTGCATATGAATCAGGCTTGCCGCATCCATGTTCGCACCAATAGCCGCATGTCCCGTCTGCGCTTTATTGGCACCGCTCCCTGCACTCAAGCGCGTATCCGCAGAAATTCCGACTGTATCAATGATGTTTGTGATCTCTGCCGCGCAGGTAATCACAATGTTGCCTGTTACTTTGGCAATAGTTATCGTGCTGCCGGAAACCGCCGAAGCGGAAATGTCCGTACCGCCCATCGTGACAGTTATTGCGCCAAGCTTTTTATACGTGCCGGTCGGCGAGAGCGTCGTAGTGTAGGCCGCACCCTCGGCAATGCTGTCCGCCGGGTTGGAAGATGCGCAGTTGGTGAGATTTTGCGTGATGGTGTAAGTCACAGACGGTGCAGATGCCGCCGCAGTGATCGTGACTGCTCCTGTTACCTTGGCAATGTTGATTGCACCACTGCCGGGCGAATAAGCCGTGGATGTAATGTCTACGCCACCCATTTTTATCACAACGGAGGTCAGCGTCTTGCCGCTTTCCGGCGTGATGGTCGCGGTGTATGCCTCGCCGTAATCCACCTGAGACGCGGCGTTGCTGATCGTGCAGCCTGTGAGATTTTTGGTGATCGTCTGATACCAGTGCAGCGTCTCGGGCGTTCCATTGGTCATAGCCGCGCGATAAGCGTTGATATCGGCCATCGACAGTCCGCACGTTCCCACGGCAAAATGTACGCATTTGTCACGAAAACTGTCACCGGAAACCGCGTTGATGGCGTTGATGAGTCTCATCCACTCTGGTTCATTTCGGCGTCGGGCAAGGGCGTCCGTCCCCGAACCGGAATAAAATGTAGTAAGCTCATAGTCCTTGTCGATGTCCGATTGGCTCATGCCGAGCAGCCCTTCAAGTACACAAGCCAGTGTGCCGGTTCTGTCTGCGCCTGCCGTGCAATGGAGATACACCGGCTCCCGGTGCGTTACTGCATCAATCACGCACCGGAGGTAAGTCTGCCAGGTCTCGACAGGGGTCAGCGCGTAGGACGCTGCCTTGTCGGCAATCGTAAACCATACATCGCTGCCAAGCGGGGATTCCGTTGCAACGTCACCGTCAGACGGATCGCGTCCCTCTTTGCCTCTGAGATCGATCTCATGCTGCACTCCGAGCTGGCCGACTAGCACCGCGCGATCTGCGGCGGCAATACGCCCGCCGCGAATCAGCAGCCCGTATTTTATAGTGCCTCCATCGCAAGCCCAGCCTCCCAGATCGCGCACATTCCACGCTTCCGCGGAGTTGCGCGTGCGAATCCACCGCAGCGCATCCAGCGGCTTGAGCGTCCCCGCCGCGTCCGTTCCGGCAAATGGCGTGAGGACGTTCGGCACCTCGTTATAGTGCGTCACCCCACCCGCCTCTTGTCCGATGGGCTTGTAGTTGCTCACCACCGCTTCGGCTGGCGCATAATTTGCGATCTGCGATGTGCTGTAATCAGCAGGATCGTACACCACATTTGCGAGGTAGCTCCGAACAAGCTCCGGGCATTGGTGCCATTCTATCGATTCCACATCGTCTGTCTCTACTGCTTCCCCTTCCACCGTCAGGGCTTCTCCGTCTACAGTTACTATTTTTTTCATTTTTCCTCCCTTCAGAAGCAGAACGCAAATCTTACGCCGAGGCTGTTTGAGGCATTGGACGCGCCCGCCTGGCCGTTTGCTCTGACTCTGCAAAACATACCGCCGCTGGCTGACGACCGTTCCCACCAGAACTCGTCAACGCCTTCTCTCTTCTTGATCTTCGGGTTGCCTGCCTTGTAATAGTCGTATTGGCTTCCTTCCCCGGATACGGAAGAACTTGCAGTCCCGAAAATCTCCACCTCGCTGAGCAGGAACAGCGTGTCCGATACCATCTCAATCGTCGTGCTGTTGCCCCCCTCAGATGTCTTCTTGTTTACCGCGTGGATGCCGTTCTTCACCTCCGCCGGCATCAGTGCCAGAATCGCGGGCAGATAGGTCAGACGCATATCGGTGTTCTTCCAGCCGAGGCCGCTCAGGTTGGTGCTGTACATCTGCTTTGCTTCACTGTAACAATCATGCAGCTGGAACGTCAGCGGAGCCGTGCCGGAGCCGTCCGCATACTCGTCATGATTCTTGCCGATGATATCGACCTGATAGGCCGTCCCGCCGATGTTCATGGTCTTGCTGTCGCCCACGGCCCAGCTGTCCGGGGCGATCCCGGTCCTGCACACCGCGATGATCTCTTCCCATGTATTGTCGGCAAAGGTATCGTGATATAGCGGCAGAAGCATATTCTGTGTTCCAATTACGATGTTCTGGCTGTTACTTACACTGTTTGCCATTGCCGTCACGTGCCATGTGCCCGCCTTTGGCAACTCCAGCGTACACATTCCGTCAGCACCGGCGGTTCCCTTTACCACCTTGAAACCTTCTGCAGGCGTCGCTGTGATCGCAGCCCCTGGTGTCGTTGTGACGACCAACTTCGGCGTAATACCGGTCTGGATCGCTTGAATTGCCGACACGAAGCCAGACGGATAGATCAGCTGCGCGGATGTGCCTCCCTTGGCTCTGATCGCGTTCGCGACCGCCGTGAGGTCGGTGTCAAATGTCAAAAATTCCGCCATCAGAAGCTGCCTCCATTCGCGTTCGTGATCGTCGCCGCCGCCCATGCGCCATTGGACACCCGCAGGAACTTTCCGTTGTCGGAGGCCGTCACATCCGGCAGGAAAGTCTCATAGCCGGACAGCGTATATCTGGTTCCCCAGAAGCCCTCCGCAGCGTCCGTCGAATGGATCCACACATAGCAGACCCTCAGCTCTTCCGACGTATCGCCCTGCGTCATTTCTGTCAGCGCAAATTTCACATACCCGTCAGTGGCGTTCGCGTTCAGCTCCGCCAGCGGAAGCAGCACGGTATCATCACCTGTGCCCCCGTCCAGCTTCAAAATTGCACGGCATGGCCGCCCTGCCTGATGGGCGGCAAGGATCTCAGCGAATGACTTATCATGTGTAGCATTCTCGTCGTACACATCCTGCCCCGACAGCGTGCAGGTCACATAAAACGGCTCTCTGTCCTTTGGAAGCACCCCCTTCTGCGCCTTCTTCGTTTTTACAGGCTCCCATTCCGTCGGTTTCCCATCTGTGTTTACAGCCTTTACGCGCACAAGATCGCCGACAGCCGCCCCTGCGACTTCAAGGCCCTCTCCTTGTTCTCCCTGCGGCCCCTGAGACCCTGTATCGCCTTTCGGCCCCTGCGGTCCGGTGTCGCCTTTCGGCCCCTGCGGTCCGGTGTCGCCGGTCTCGCCTTTGGGCCCCCGCTCGCCGAGGTCGCCCTTTGCGCCGTCTGCTCCGGGATCGCCCTTCGCACCTGGATCTCCCTTGTCACCCTTCTCGCCGCGCGAAGGCTTTCCCGTGTCAGTCGTCCCGAGATACCAGTTTCCGTTCTTGCCGATGCTCGGGGTTATGCCGTCCGTTCCGCTTGCGCCCGCCGGGCCGGTGTCGCCCGGTTCGCCCTTCGGACCCTGTTCGCCCGGATCTCCCTTGTCGCCCTTTGCGCCCTGCAGCGGTCCGTTGTTGACCCACGCATTCGTCACGCCGTCGTAGATGTAAATGTCATAAGGTGCAGCCGCGCCCACGCCGTAGGCGTCGCCTACCTCCGGATTCTTGACCGACGCCTGCAGCGCGGAGACCGAGCCGAAATAGCCCTTGACCGTAAAGCCCGTTCCCGTATCGCCCTTCGGGCCGGTTGGGCCTGCCGGCCCCTGCGGGCCGGTCTTCCCCTGCGGGCCGGTTTCGCCCTGCGGGCCAGTCGCGCCCGTGTCGCCCTTGTCGCCTTTCTCCCCCTTTTCTCCGGGCTCTCCCTTCGGGCCGGTGTCGCCGGTCGCGCCCTTCGGGCCCTGCGCGCCGGTGTCACCCTGCGCGCCGGTGTCACCCTTCGCGCCGGTGTCTCCCTTCTCGCCCTTGACGGTCTCGACGTTGAAGTCAAATGTCTTCCCGTCCGAAAGCGCGATCGTGTACGTTGCCGTCGTCCCGCTCTGCGATTTCTTCGTGATCGACGTGATGCTCGCGCCCGCCTCGCCGGTCTCGCCCTGTGCGCCGGCAGGTCCGGTCTGCCCCTGCGGCCCCGCCGGTCCCGTCTCGCCCTTCGGCCCCTGCGGGCCCATGACCGAGCCGAGGTCTATCACGCTGCCGTCCGTCAGCGTGAAAATCAGCTTCCCTGCGTCCGTAACCTCCACGTCCTTTACCCCGCGGGAGATCAGTCCGCCGATCGTCACCGTGATCTGATTCGGAATTTCTACCCTCATACCTGCTCCTTACTCCACGAATGCCCGATTCCCGCTCGCCAGCGTCGTCTTGTCGCCGTGCGTGTACCGGATATCGTAGGTGTACTTTCCCTTCGTGAATTTTGCCGTGACCGTCGCGTCGAAGTTCAGCGTGACCTGGTCATTCTCCACCTTCGCAAAGCTGAACGTGTGGACGGTCTGCCGCGTATCGTCCAGAAACACGACCGCCATGCTGTCCGTCGTCCCGATCGTGACGGCCTCGCCGTCCTGGTCCTTCAGGTCGAACCGCAGCACGATCGAGAACGTGTCCCCTTCGTACCACCGCAGCACCCCTTTGTCGATCCTCGGGCTCGGATAAGCCCCCGGAATTGGCGTCGCCATACCGCATCCCTCCTTTTCATCCAGTGTAGCAGACCCCCGCGCCGGATTCACCCCACGCCGCGAAGCAAAGGCCGGGGCATCTGCCCCGGCCTGCGGTTACTTGTACGGATTGTTTTCTTCTTTCCAGCTCGTCCCCATGGCCGCCCAGAGCGCGGCCTTCTGCGCCTTTGTCAGGTTCAGCCCATCCAGCACGGTCTGGATCCGTTCCTGCGAAACTGTCTGCGTTCCGAACTGCTTGAAGTACGTCTGCTTGTACTGCATGTAGGCGTCATAGCCGACGCCGTCCTCTGCCAGCGCGTCCATCTTCGCCTGCTCCTCGTCAGACGCCATGACGGAATAATAATATGCCGTCTTCGCGTTCTGTGGGATGTCGTAGGCATACAGCATGGCGAGCTTTGCATTCTTGTCGTCGACCTTCTTCATGGCGGTCACGAATGCGTAGCTTTCTCTCTGGTCGGCTCCTCCCTCGGTCATGCCCTGATAGGCGGCAGTCTCCTTCGCGGACAGCGACTTGAACCCGCTCTCCACCCAGCTCTGCGCCTCTTCCGTCGCCGTCTTGCCGAACAGCAGCGCCTGTGCCCAGCTCTTCGCCCGGTCTGCGGGATTGTCGTTATACACGGGATACTGTAAGATGTCGCGCCCCTCGTTGTCTACCGTGTAGCTGCCGCCGCGAGCTGCCGCCGTCGCGCCCTGATACGCCTTTCGGATCTGCCCGCCGCCGAACGGTGTCGCCAGATACAGGCCCGGTTTGATAAGCTCATCTGTGATCGTCTTTGCTTTCTTTGCGGGGGCCATATCCTCATTACTGGCCCAGATTGCTTTTCTGAGTTTCCCGATGTCCGGAAGCGCAGAGGCAACTGCGATTCTGCCATTGTCTATTTCAATCCCCATTGCCTCATCCAGTCCGAGGATCGTCAGCGCCTGTGTGCTCGGGGCCTCACTCAGAACGCGCCCCCATACGCCCGCAATCGCTTTATCTGTCGTCTGTTTCTCCGTCGTAAAATCGATTTTCTCACCCTTCGCAGCTCCGATCCCGGCCAGAACCATGTTCGGGATATGGTATCCGGTGAAATCTCCGACCGTATCGTTGATGATATCCAGCGGATCCAGCGCCGGGCGGCGGCCCACAATGCTTTCGTAGAACTCATTGTAGATCCACGCGCCAATGAGGAATTTGAACATCGCCTTCGCCAGCGCCGCCACGCCCTTCTTCCGTTCCTCCCGCGCCATGTCCTTGAATATCCAGCTGAGCTCATTGTTGACCTCCAGCTGGAACTGTGTGAACAGCTTCACCAGCGGATTCCGCGCAGAGTACAGCGTCGGCGTCGACCCCTTGCTCCTGTCTGCCATCACGCCGGACGCAAACTGGTCTGCCTCCTGCATCGCGCTCGTCTCGCTCATGCCCCGCCGCAGGTTCTGGTAATACCGCGCACGGACGACGCTCCCCGTCGTAAACGTATCAACGGATTCCATCAGCCAGCCTGCACCGGCGGAGACTTTATCCATCGTGCTCATGGCCAGCCGCCCGTAGCCGCTGCGGTTGTTGATGAACGTCGACGCAGAATCCAGCCCGTCCGCCGTCTTGTAGTTTTTCAGCGTATCCCACATGCCGCGCAGCACGTCTGTCGTCGACACCTGGCTCCATGCCTGCGTGATCGGAATGAAGTTTGTGAGCGCCGAACCCACGTTGGCCGCGACCATGTTCGCGCCCACGCGGGACTCGAATTTCTTCATAACGTTGTAGAATCGTCTCCCAAACGTCTTCTCCATGCCCCGGTCGAGCCGCGACTTCTTTCCCGCCAGAAGGTTTGTGTATTCGTCCAGCTCATCCACAAAGTTCGAAAGCCCATACCGTCCCTCCTTCGTCAGGTTCGTCACCTGCTCGTTGGCTTCGTCCGGGTTGAGGAATGGGTTCATCATGATCGCATCGATCCGCTGCTTCAGTCCCTCGTCCGACGCCCGATACCGGATCTGCGTCGCCAGCGCCCGCAGCCGCTGAATGTCCGCCGTGTGGAAGATCACGTCCGTCGCGACCTCGATATACCGGTCAAAGCCCTGCAGCGCGTCATACGCTGTCGCGTAGCCAAGTCTGTTCTGGATGTTCGCCATGTACCGGATGCCGGGTTTGAAGTTTGCCGTGAGGCCGTTGATCGTCGCAGGCAGCGGCGACACATCGCCCTCGATCCCGGCCGCCCTTGCGAACTTCTGCAGAATGCTGCCGCCTTCCTCGTTCTCCTGGAAGTGTGGGAAATATCCCTGCAGATAATTGACCGGCTCATATCCATTCTCAATGCGCACCCGATTCATATCCTGGAACAGCTTGTCGTAGACCTCGTGAAAAACCTTCACGGCTGCCCGCACCTTTCCGAGATCCAAATTCGGGTTTTGCTTCTCGAATTCCTGAATCGCCGCGTTCCACTCGTCAAACGTCATCCCCCCGCGCCTTTCGACACGCGGATGCTGCTTGAGATAGTCCCGGTTGAATTCCGCCTCGCCCAGCCACTGCACCGCATAGCTCTCCGAGACCAGATTTCCCTTCCGTACCTGCCGGTCGAGCTTCAGCTCCCGGATCCTGTCCTGCTGCTCGACCAGATAATTCTTGCGCTTGCTTTCGTTTTCGTGTACGGGCCAGAAATACTTGTTGATAAAAGCATTGGCCTTTTCGTCAGAGACCTTTCCCTTCCGCGCGATATCCCGGATGTTCCGCTCCATCGTCTCACGCTGATATCGGATCCCCATGGTCTTGTCGACCCACTTGACGGCCTCGGCTTCCGTCAGCGCCTGCTCGGCAAAGTCCCGCAGTCCCTGCTTGCGCTGCGCGTTCCATGCCTTGAGCTTCAGCGCCAGCATATCATAGTCAGCCTTTGCCTCGTAGACCTTCAGGATCTGCTGCCCGTTTTCCAGCCCTGCCACATAATCCGGGCTTGTCTCCCCGCGCAGCAGCCGGTTCACGATCTTCTGGTCGGCTTCCGTCAGCAGCGTCTTGCTCTGCGCTTTCTCGACCACTCGCCTTGCATCCTTCAGCTGCGCCCACATCTGCTTCGTTTCTTCCGCTGTCTGCGGAATAGCAAGCTTTTCTTTGGCCTTGTTCTGCGCGTCCAGATACCGCTGCGCCACGCGCAGCCCGCTCGTCAGCCGGTCAATGGATTCCGTGAAATTCGCCTGCTGCCACTTCTTAAAGCTCGCCGCCTGCGGCCCGTAGTATTCATCCAGCGTCTTCTGCACCTTCTGAATCCCGCGCGCCACATCGTAGATCTGCATCAGCTGGTCGCTCGGCGCGGTAATGTCCGCCGGAAACAGCTCCGGCGCCATTTCCCGAAGCTGCTGATACGCCACGTCAACCGGCAATCCGTCCTTGCTGATCGTCAGCGTTCCCATGGCCGCCTTCCGGAACAGGTTGTAGTCCGCAATGTCCTGCCGGTCCGTCTCGGAGATGGAAAGCTTCTGATCCCGGATGAACTTCTTGAGGTCGCCGTATTGCTCGATGTACTGCGTATCTTCCTCGATGCCTGCCTGGTAGGCCGTTTCAAAGAGATCATTCAGCTTCGCCCGGTCAAGCTGCCCGTCCGTAAAGAACGACCGCAGTGCTTCCTCGGCCATCGGCCGCAAAACCTCCCGCTTCGCCTGCCCCGGCACGCTCAGATTCTCCGCCAGCTCGTTCACCAGCCGGCTTTCCAGCCGCCGCACATACTGCGCCGCCTTCTCCCCCATCAGATCCCGATACCGCCCGTCCTGCGCGGAATACCGGAACTGGCTTACCGACGGCGTGTTGTCCGCCTGCGGGAGCGTCCCGTTCTCAAAATAATCCCGGATCGCTTGCAGCACCTTGTCGGCGTGCGTCCCTCTGGAAAATTCCGTGCTGGAGATCGTGTTGCCCTGCGCATCGTCAATGTCCAGAATGACCTCGCCGCGTTCCTTGCTGATAAAATCGCTGAGCGCTTCCATCTGTGCCTTTGTCGGCATAACGGCCAGATTGATGCCTCCGCTCTCTGGTGAAATGCGGATGTTTCCCTCCTGCATGAAGCGCACCATGCCGCCGCTGTAATCTCCGCCGCCGTAGTCCTCGCCCAGCGCGTCAATGATATCCCGATGATCGACCGTCCGGTATCCGCCGGGCCCGCCCTCGTGCCGCCCGGAGAAATCCAGCCTTGCGCCGTTCAGCAGCACATAGCCCGTCTCGCTCCACTTGTACGTCCGCCCGAAATAGTCGAGCGCGGTCTTGTCGTTCTGCTTTCTCTGCTCTGCAGCCGTTTGATCTGCGCTGGCAGAGAATTTCCTCTTTGCCGTCTCTGCGGTAGTTCCAACACTTACAACATCTGAAAATTTCTCTCCGTACAGATTGACTTTAGGCCCCTTATAGGTTATACTACCCATAGAACCATAGCGTTGCAGAGTGATAGGCATTTGGAAGCCTATTGTTCTAAGTAACGGGATGGTTCTTTTTTCGTCTGCGTGCAGGACAAAACTGTTCTGCACGAATCTGTCTGGATGATTGTCTTTCGTGTACGCGCTTGCAACCTTCTGCATATCATCCAGCAGCAGCCCGTTTTCCGTCGGTCGAAGGTCCATCACGCACATGACCGGTCTTCCGTCACTGGCTTTTACCGTCCCGAAGATAACAAGTCTGCTGTTCTCTCTTACGTTTGCGCTGTTTCTGCTTTTTAGGATCAGAACCGGATCGTCCAGAATCTCCGGGATCCGTTGGATCTCGCGGATCGTCATTTCAGGATGCTCCTTCAGAATGGTGCTGATCTTCTCGCCGTTCATATAAATATCGCTTTCGATTGCCCCCAGCCCTTGCAGCGTCGCGCCGGTCTCACCCAGCGCAAAGGACGTGCCCTCCGGCATCCCGGACTTGTACCATGCCGCCACTCTGCTTTTGAAATCCTGTGCAATCGACATCTTCGCCGGCGGTGCTCTCGCGCTGCCGGATTTTTTCTGCCACTGGCCGACCTCCATCTTCACGTCCGCGCGCAGCTGGTTCGTGCCGTAGTCCGTGCGGTTCATGCCGGCGTAGGTGTCCGCGACGATCTCCTCGACGTAGGCGTCCGTGTCGTCACCGTAGATCCCGGCGTATGCGTCCACATAGCTCTCGATCATCTCCTTCGTGATCTTGCCTTCTGACAGCAGCCGCTTCTGGATCTTCGCCGCCATCTCCGGCCAGCGCTTGACAAGCAGATGATACCCCTCGTGCTTCGCCAGCTCGAACGCAGAATACTCCTCGCTGTCCGCCCGTATGAGCACGGATCCGTCCTCCGTCACGGCAGCGTCCGCATAAAACGTCTCCCCGTCGATCTCCTGCGCCAGCTGCCCGGTGAAGAACCGCGCATTCTGTACGCCCATCGACCGGAAGAACTTTGCCGCCGCCTGGATATCCTCGCTTCTGGCCTCTTGTCCCTTCGGCATGACGCGCACTTTTTGCGCATTGTTCTCTCCGAAACCGAGATCCGAAAGCGTTACTTCATCCCAAGCTTTTGCGAGATCTCGCGCACCCTGTGCTCTCTTTCTTCCGGCGTCAGCTCTTTGCCGCTGCTCTGTGCCTTGGCGAACGCCTCCAGTCTGTCCTTCGGCACGCTGACCAGCTTGCCCGATTTGTCCTTCATCAGTAACCTCGATACCTCCATTGTTTACCCCTTTCTGCCCTGCGGCAAGGCCCGCTCGATATGCGTCTGCCGCCACGTCCTGATTCATTCCTTCGGCGTATCGCATCGCCCGCTGCTCACTCGCGCCGAGCCGTCCCTGCTCATAGACCTGTCCGAAGCTCTGCGCATACTGCTCCGTAGGCATTCCCGTCGTGTTCCCGTTCAGGAAATACGCCGCTGTTATCTCGTCATAGCCCGCTCTCCGGGCCTGCTCCTGCAAATACTGTTCTTCCTGCTGCGCGGCTGCTTCGTCCAGCTCCCGCTCCGCGCCCGCCGTCTGCTGCTTGGCATACTGTACCGGATCCAGCTCTCCTATGTTCTCTGTCCCCGGAATTGGCGCAAATAAGCTGTCCTGGTTATACTGCTGCTGCGCCGCCTGCTGGGCCTGCTGCACTGCCTGGACGCTCTGCTGTGCCCGATTCTGCTCCTGCTTCTGCTGGTACTGCTGCGCAAGCCTCTGGTTCTCCTGCGCCGTCTCTGCCGCGCTCTTGTCGATCTGGAATTTCTTCTCGTCCGCCTCGGCCTGCGCCTGCTCCTGCCGGGCTTGTTCCTGCAGCTGCTCAAGCCGGGTCAGCGTCTCCGGCACGCGCGGCTCCTGCCCTTCGTCCACGGCCGCCTGCTGCTCCTTCGCAACCTCGCGCAGCGTGTCCTCCACGGCTTTCTGCGTCACCTCGCCGCCTGCGTCCACAGTCTGCTGCAGCTCCTCGGCCAGCTGGCGCGCCCGTGTTCCTTCCTCCTGCGCCATGCCATAGTCTATCACGTCCTGAACCTCGCCCGCTTCTAAGACCGCTCTGGCCGTCTGCGTGACGTTTGCCTCCAAAATCACGCGGTTCACGCCCGCATACGTCCCGGACATGGCAAGGCCGGACAGGCCGCCCGCGAGGAACGAAAGGCTGTCTTCTTTTGCGAAGTCTCCGACCATCGCCGCCAGCGCCTGCGCAGGCGTCTTTCCGTCCGCAATGTAAGCCGCGTAGGCCGACATGACCTCGCCCCGGTCATGCTTCGCTACCACATCATACGCACGGTTTAGCCAGTTGGACGCGATCTCTTCCGCGCCTTCCGACGCAAACGACCGCAGCGCCTTCTTCCACACGGCCTTTCCGCTCAGCATGTTCTCGATGATATTGCCCACGGAGTATTTTTCCGTAATGCCCTCGATTGCGCCCTCGACAATGCCGTCGATCAAGGCTTCCTGATTGGACTTCCCGTTCTGGATCCCCTCATACACGGAGTCCGCCGCGACCTGCGAGCCCATCACCCAGTTCATGGTCTCCGCGACCGCGTCCTTCGCCCCCGCGCCAGCCACGCCGCCGAAGGTTCCCACGAGCCCCGTCGAGACCGCCATGTTGACCGCGCTGTCCAGTGCCGACGTGCCCGCCTGATACAGAAACTGCCCCGTCGGGTTCATCCCCTGCATCACGCTCCCCCGGATCCCGGAGGAAAGCCGCGTCGCGTTGTATGCGGGGCTGTATACGTTCGTCGGCATATCCTCGTTCTGATAGCCGCCCGCCCACTTCGGCAATACGCCGCGCAGCGATTCCACATTGCCCAGTGCCTTCGCCGGGGCTGTCACCGCCGAGAAAAGCGTTCCCATGATCGGCGTCTGCTGCCCGATCTGTCGCGCCGCCGCATCAAGCTTCTGCGCGTTCTCATAGTCGTCGAGCACCTTCTGCCATTCTGCAAGCTGTTTCAGCTTCTCGTCGCCATAGCCCTTCTCGTTCATCGCCGTCTTCGCGTCGTATTTTGCAAACGCCCGCACGCTGTATCCGTTCAGCTCCTTCCCGCGGTACTGCCGGAGCAAATTTTGATCTTCCTCGCTCAGGTTCCCGATCGCCTCCTGTGCCCGGGCCAGCACGCTCTGACTGTCGACCTGCGCCTTGCGCTTCTGCAGCGCGTCGATCTCGTTCTGCAGCTGCGTCACGCTCTTTCCGTTTTCAGACAAACCCGTCCCGGAAAAGTGCGTGTCCGCCTGCTCGACCTCGCGATTGTAGATCTCGCCCTCCAGCAGCTTCGACGTCCGCCGCATCCCGCGCACCTGATCCCGCTCCACGGTCTTCATCGCCCGTGCCCGCGCGATTGCCTTGTTTACATCATCCTTCTGGCTTTTGACCGACGGTCGGAACGTCAGCGCCGCGCTCTGCTGCTGCAGTGCCATCAGCCCAAGCTGCCGCCCCTGCGCCGCCTCCACGCCGCGCAGGTAATTCTGGTATGAGCCATACTGTGTCTGCATCGCGGAAGACCGGCTGTATTCCTGCTGCGACACCTTTCCGCTGATTGCCGCCCCCGCACTCTCCGCCTTTTTCTGCCCGCTCTCGCCATCTCTGGAATAAAGCTGCACAGCGGCGCGATACGCCTCAAACGCCGCCTGCCGTCTGCGCATTTCCTCGTTCCCGTTCTGTACACCCGCTACAAAATCCGTCCGGTTCATAAGCCCGCCGGAAGAACCAGCCGCTTTCGACTGGTTCTTCTCGATGCCGTTCATAAATTTTTTCTTCGAGATAAGGCTCATTCCGTCCTCCTTATTTCCTGCTCTTTGAGACCTTCGCCTGCTTATAACTGACGCCGCTGTCGATCTTCTGCCCCGTGCGCTCCCAGATCAGATTTGCGAGGTTGTTCCACTGCTGCTTGCTCATCTGGCTTCGCGCGTTCACGGCTTCATCATAGGCCCGCTCCGTCTTTCCCTGCGCCAGCAGCGTCGAGATCGTCTGCATCACGCCCCTGTAGCTTGCGTCCAGCATGGACACATTTTCGTCCCGGTTCCCGTAGCCGTTGATGAGGTTCAGCCCCGCAGAGCTGCTTCCACCGCCGCCGGAGCCCTTCGCTGCTGCCTGCTCCGCCGCCAGCGCCTGCAGGTAGGCAGCGTTTTCGTTGTTGGCCTTCTGCGCCCAGTAGTTCAGCATCGCCTCCCACTGGCTCTGGTCCAGCGACCGCTCCGAGTTGTACGCGCTCCGCGCATCCGAAAGATCCGAATAATAATCGCTGACCGTATCCCGGTACCGGCCGTAGTCCGTGTCTTCCCGGCCCTTCACGAGGCTGTACTGTTTATAAAGGTCCGTCCCCTCATCCTGATACCGCTGATATGCCTGCTGCTGCAGCTGCGGCACGATGTCGTTGAGGTTCTGCAGATACGCATTGTACGCCTGCTGGCCCACCTGCTCACCGTAGGTCGAGCCATAGCCGCCCGTGAGTGCCGCCGCCTGCCCCATCGTGTCCTGCATGGCTAGCCGCCCGAGACGCTGATACTGCTCCCGGTACTGCTGGTACAGAGGATCCGTCCCCATGTCATAGCTGAATTTCTTCCGGTTCCGGATCTGGTCATACAGACTCGTCAGCTCATCGTCCCATCGGGACTGATACGCGCCCGGCTTGCTGGCCTTGACCTGCTCCAGATACGCTTGCGCCGCCTGCACGCTGCCCGACGGCGTATAGCCTCCCTCCAGTCCGTTCAGCTTGCTTCTCGTGTAGTCCGAAACACCGGACATGGTGTATGGGCTGTTCCGGGTCTGGTAGCTTCCGCCATAGTTGCGCGTCGTCTGGTTCTTGTTCACCAGCTGCGACTGATAGCTTCCGTCCGCGTTCACGCCCGTAATGCGGTACGTTCCGCCCCCGGTCACAACCTCGTCGCCGGCTGAAAGCCCCGCCGGGGCCCTGCCGCCCGACTCTACTCGATATACGCTCATAGTCTCACCGCCTTAAAGCTTGAAGTGTGTCGCGTACTGCTTCGGCATGTACGCCTGGTTGTAGGCGTTGAAATACCCCTGATAGTAGCTGTTGTATTTCGCCGCCTCGTTTGCATACTTCGTCGTCTCCCCGTTGGCGTCGCAGATCTTCATCCCCAGATACCAGCGGTAAATTTCATCATACGGCCACGGGATCAGCAGCTCCGTTTCCAGATCCACGTCCTCCCCATAGCCCGTGAACGGCTCCGGTTCCTTCTCGTGCTCGTGTGTACATATGATATCCCGGTACACGATCCCGTCCAGCTCCGACAGCCACCGGACCTTATCCGGTGTCTCGTACTGGTTCTGCAGTAACCGGTCGACCGTCTCGATTGCTTCTCTGATTTTCATAGTCCCCTCCTTACCAAAAGAAGGGGCATTTCTGCCCCTTCCTCTGCTTCATGCCGTCATGGGCATTCACTTGTCAGTTGTCCGCCTGCGCGCGGCGGAAGGCTTCTTCCTCCGCCATCCGCGCGTTCATCAGAACCTCATACACCGGCAGCGGGACCTGCACGTCCTTGCCCTTCGGCACCATGAACGTCCGTCCGTTTACCGCCACAAAGCGGCTCTGCTCCTCGTTCTCCTGCCCGCGGGGCAGATAGATCGTCTTCATGACGTCCCACACGTCTTCCGGGTTTGCCTGTGCAGCCGCCGCAGCGGTCTTCTCAGTTGCCATTGTATGTGCTCCTTTCTCAGTTGGCTTCGTCCGTACCGGAGTATGCGCTGCAGCTCTCCACGCGGACCATGCGGTCCTCGTACAGCAGCTTCGCCGCCATCTCGGCCTTGTAGCCGACGGTCGAGAACTGGTTCAGCGGGCCGCCGATCTCGTCCTTGCCCTTGACGATCATCTCAAGATTGCCGCCCTCCGGATCGATCATCTTGTATGCGTCCTTGCCGAGGAACAGCGTCGCGTACACGCTGTAGTAGACCGTCGTTCCTCCGCCAGACGCTTCAGTCTTGACCGGGCAGGTCGAGTTGTTGAAGATCTTCGCCTCCGTCGTCTCGACAAACCGGACGCCGTGCAGCTCGCCGATCTCACCCGAGAACAGCGGCGTGACGTCTGCATACTTGTGCGCCTCGACCCATGCGTCCGAGGACCGCAGGTCGTATGCGACCGACGGATGGATGATGGCGACGTACTTGCCGTCGATCTTCGGAGCCTTCATTTTCTTCAGCGTCGTTACGGCCTTGTTGACCTCGTCCGGCGTCAGCTTCGCCGTCAGGTCGAGGCCTGCGCGGCTGGTGACTGCCGTATGCGCGCCGCCCGCTGCGACCTTGTCGCAGTACTGCACGTTCGAGCCTGCCACGACCGCGTCGCGCACGCGCTTGTCGATGGACGTACCGGCGGAAGCGCCGAGTTCTTCGGTCGCGCCCAGGATGACGTTGTCCAGCGCATGCAGCTCCAGCTGATCCGAGACCGTCACGTACAGGCCGATCTGCTTGATCGCGCCGGTCGTGCTGGTCTGGCCCATCTTCTGGCCGGTCGGGATGACGCCTTCGGTCAGCTCCTCCGCGTCCTTCAGCGTGTTCCACTTGCGCCACTCGACGGTCTTGCCGTGGTTGCGCGGCAGCGCCTGACGGCCTGCCAGCTGCGCATGCACGAGGTTCGGCCGTGCGTTCTCGAGCAGCTGCGTGTCGTAGAACGTCTTCATGGTCGGCGCGAGCGTGTCGTTGCCGCTGAATGCGGTCGTCTGACCGGTGCCTGCGTTTACGTAGTTGCCGGTCGCGTTGACGAGCGTACCGGCGTCAGCAAAAAACTGAAATCCGACTTTGGATTCAAACATGATTTCCTATCTCCTTTCTCAGGGGATCACTCGCTCCCCTCTTGCTGCGCGGCGGCGCATGTCCTCCACCTCCGCGCGTGACCAGTGTGTTTTCATCGGGACGTTCTCTCCGCCCGCAGCGCCGGAGCCGATCTCCTGCGGCCGCGCGCCCTGCGCCTGGATGGTCCGCATGACGTTTTCCCGCGCCTGGTTCGCCACCAGCTGTGCCTGTGCCTGTGCGATCTCCTGCTGATGGATGACCTCATAGGCCGTCTTCGGCGGCACGCCCGCGCCCATGAGCCGCGCAAAATCCGGGTTCTGCATCTCGGTCTCAAAGTCCGCACCGTACCGCGCCGTCACATCCCGGGCAAAGTCTGCCTGGATCCCGGCAAAGGCTTCTCGCATCTGGTACTCCTGCAGCTGCCGCCGCATGGCCGTATTCTCGGCCCTGCCGGCGTACTCCTTTTTGAGGGCGTCCGCCGACATGCCCTTTTCCATGGCCTCCGCGCTATAAAGCCGCTCGTCAGCGGAAAAGCGCTGTGCCAGTGCCGCGAAGTCCGTCTTCCGCGGGTCCGACGTGTCGATCCCATAGAGCGCGCCCAGCTGGTCGATGATCGGTGCCATCGCCTCGGCCTGCCCCTTGTACTGGTTCAGCCCGCGCACGCGCTGCTTTACGACCTTCTGCACCGCAGAATCAAAGTCCTGCTTGTACCGGCCCCGGATCAAGCTGTCGAACGTTTCTTCCTGTGTGCCCTGTCCCTGAGCGTCGGGGACGTTGACCGGCTGCTGCTGCACCTGCGCCTGTGCGGCTGCCTCCTGCCCGCTCTGCTGACCGGCGACGTCAGCTGCGCCCATGGTCTGAGCGCTTGCGCCCGTGAATTCGCCTTCCATGCTGTAAATTCCTTTCTGGCGTTTATTCTAAAATCATCGTAGCACAAACTTTTCCCAACTTCACCCCACGCCAGGCAGAAATAATCCTGCCAGAACGGGCCGCCGCAATCGTCGGTTCTTATCCCGGCTGCGTGCTTTCTTCCGACTTTTTGCGCGCATTCTCCACGATCTTCGGCTCCTGCGTCTCGCCGGTGTTGATCTCCGGCTTCTTTGCTGCCGCGGTGCTCGCCTGCGGGACTGCCTGTCCGCCCTCCTGCAGGATCTGCTGCGCCAGCCCCTCACCCATGACCGGATCGTACCGGTCTGCCAGCGCCAGCGCCAGCTGCTGCCACTCGACCAGCCGCTGCTGCAGGTCCGCGTTCTCCTGGACCTTCTGGATGATCGAGTCTTTCCCGTCGAAGTCCATCATGTCCAGTGTAGATAGCGCCTGGTCGACCATCTGCGGGTTGAAGAACCCCAGCTGGAAGAACTGCAGCGCCAGCTCGTTCTGCGCCATGGACGTGTACTCGCTCGCCTTCTGCGCCGAGACCTCAATGTCGAAGACCGGCTTCCGCAGCCCGTCCGGCTGCCCGTTCGCGCCGTAGAGCGTCTGTGGCTGCAATCCCTGATTGCTGTACTGCACAAACTGTTCCGCTCCGCGCTGCCCGACGATCCGGAACTGCCGCGGCAGATCGTAGAACTGCCGGATCCGCTCAATGACCATCCGGATCATCCGCGCGTAGGCCCGGTAAGCCGACTTTGTGGAGTCCTTGCTGCTCCGGCCGGACGCCTCCTGCAGCGCTGCAATGGCCGATGCCGCCGTCACGCCGGAGCTCGTCGCGCCGTTGTTGACGTCCGTGTTTCCCGTCGTCCACTTGAGCTCCTCAATTTTGTTCTGCAAGATCGCAATGTAATTGCTGTTGAGCATGTTCACCTGGATCGGAACCAGACTGTCCTGCCCCAGATTCCCATCCACATGCACGAACGGCTTCGTCCAGTCCGCGAATTCCTGCTCATTGACCGACCCGTCCGACCGCTTGAACCACCGAGGCGTCGTCGTCATGATCGCGTTCTTCACGATTGCCTGGTTCATCCGGTCGATCTGCTCCTGCGTCGACTTGCCGATGTCGATATAGCCATACCCGGCAATGCTGCCTTCCACCGGGAACAGCGCGTCGACCACGAACGGGTATTCCCCGTCGTCATACAGGCCCGTCTCCGCCATGGGCTTTCCGACCGGTTGCTGCACGATGCTGCCGTCCGGCATGGTCATCGTGTCATACCTCTGCTCTGTGTCGTTCTCCGTCGCCTGCAGGATGGTGTCGCCCACCAGCTTCGCAAAGTGCAGCACCTGCCGTCCGTTCTGATATTTCTTGTAATACCAGTCCACCACCATCGACTTGTTGTCAAAATTGATTACGTCGTCCGTGTTGTACTTCTGCTGGATCTGCGGATTGGAGTTGAGCTTTCCCCGCAGCTCCGGGTACTTCTCGACCAGCAGATCGTTGTCCACCATCTCCGTTAGGAAGATGTTCTTCGACTTCTGCAAATCCCGCACGCCCGGCTCCCAGAAGAAAGACAGAATATCCACCGGCTGCACCGAGATATCCCCGAGGCCGTTCAGCTTCGAAGAATCCCACTTCACGTGCCAGATGAGCGTGCCCTGCTTGAGTTTCGTCCACTGGCTGTCCGAATAGACCTCTTCGAAGTCGTTCTGTTCCAGAATGACCGGCAGCACCGAGGAAAGCTTCGCTGCCTCCTCCCGGTCGTCCGGTTCCCGCGGGCGGATGGCCGGGGACGGATAGGCCGCGATCGCGTCCGCGTGCTTGCCCATGATGACGTTGAAGAGCCACGCCGACGTCCACTTGTCGTCCTCCGGGTTCCCCTTCTGGATCCGCTGCCAGCTGCGCATGCGCCACCAGTCCTCCGACGCAATGACCCGTGCCTCCAGGGCGCTCTTTCCCTGCCGGTATTTCTGCAGCGTGTCCATGGCCTTTCTGGCCTGCTCTTCGCCGATGGCCTTTCGCGCCATCAGCCCGCTCGCCTGCTCATTCTGCATTCTCAGCTGCATCTGCTCTTCCTGCATCCTCTGTGTCCTCCTTCCGCATATCTGCTGCCGTCAGCAGTTCGACCTCATGCCGGATTCCGTCCAGCACAAGCCCCACCACGACCGGCGGCAGCCCCGCCCGGTTGATGTCCATGATCAGCCGCTCCCGCAGCTGCACGATTGCCTTTGTGATGTTCATTTCAATCTCCTTCCGCCGCTATGGCCGCATTGCCTGAATCAGCTTGTTTACTCCGGCCTTCATGTTCAGCAGTATCCGTGCATAAATCGGGGCTCCTTTTTTGATGCTGTCAGGCTTAACCCCATCATACATTGCTTGCCTCGCATCTTCATCGACATATAACAGCCCTCCCCCTATCCCATTAAACGCCTGGCTGACAATGCTTGCCGTTATAGTATCCCCAGGCACAATTGTAGGAACAGTATCAGCCCGCACCCCTGTCAGCTCGCTCATAGCGATCAGCTTTTGATACAAGTCATTCATCGCAGCTGCGGTCAGATTCGACACATGCTGCCCAGCCTTGATTTTTTCATCATCATTGTCTGTCCACGCAAAATCTGAAACTTGAACGCGACGGACAAAGTAAAATCTTATCACGGAGCCGCCTTGTTGTATCCGGTTTAAATTGATGCTTTCGCCCTTGATCCAGCGATCCATCTGCCCTGCGCCTCTGCATATCATAAAAACATATGCCTTCCCATATGTTTTGTAGGCCAGCGTATCTGTGACCGCAATTTCTGTCCCCTCTATTTCTTCGGTCAACGTCGCCATCAGCGTTCCACCATTGTCGGTATAGCATTTTTCCGTATACGTCGCCATATCCTCACCCAAACACCGGCGTTGCGGTGCTGATCCCCTCGATGGATGCTGCATGGAAAATGATCTTCCCGCTTGCGAGCAGCTGGATCCACGCGCTTTCATCCTTGTTCTGCAGATACACAGAGCCCTTTGTCGACTTGATGCGCACCGCCGGGCCGGACAGATTGACCGCATATTCCGCCGTGCTGGAGGACGTAAACTGCAGACTGCCCTCCGCGCCGCCGATCGTGCCGTTGGAGAAATTTGTGCCCGCGATCTCAAGACCGTTGCTGATGATGTTGATCTCATCCATGATCTGCTTGAGCTTCGTCTGGATGCTCGTACCGTCGAGCTTCAGATCCGTCGCGTTGATTGTTCCGCCGATCTCAGCCCCCGTGCACGTCAGCTTGCCGTTCGCGTCGACCTTGAATTTGTCCTTGATGG